ACCGTACGAGTGGCGTGGAGACTATAACAACCTAGTCGAGTTGCCTGAATCAATCAAGAAAGTGTGGATTAAACTACTCAATCAGTCTAGCACTGTGAGTAAAGAAGATAAGGCTAAGATTGATACCAATTGGGATGAGATTGATAAAATGCTGAGTGTGATACCACCAGATACGGACAGACAAACTTGGCTCAATATTGCCATGGCTGTACATCAATTTGACTATATCAGTGATGACAAGTTGGGATATGATAAGTTCCTCGAATGGAGTAAGGGAGGCGGTAAAAGTTTTAAAGGCGAGTGGGACATTAGGACAACTTGGAACAGTATTAAACCGTCCAGCAAAGGTGTGGGCGTGGGTACTTTGTTCACTATTGCATATGAATATGGTTATGTTAAAGACAAGAAACATCTTTTTGCACCTGTTGATAACTCGGTGGATAACTCGGTAGATAACCTTACGAACAACGATACTCTAGGAGAACCCACACACCCTGACGAGATAATACGCTCACTTATGCCTGCTGAGCCTGAAATGGACTTAGATGTACTACCACCAATAATCAAAGACTATTCGACTGAGTTATCTGAAACAATTGGCTCAGACCCTGCAGTATCTGTATTTGCAATGCTGTCTGTAGTATGTGGTGTGGCTGACGCAAGGATGAGACTAGAATTAATGAGAGGTTATGAAGTACCACCTGTGATGTGGTTTATGACTGTTGGTAGCCCTAGTAGTAAAAAAACACCAGCGTCTACACCAGCGTTTGGAATACTAGGCGAACTAGAAAGGTCAACTAAACGCGAGTATGAAACGGACATGGTAAACTGGGAAGCAAAGGAGGCGATTTACAATAGACAAAAGAAAGAGTATATCGAAAACGCAGACAGTGCGTTAGATAATGATGTAACTTTCCCAATGCCTGATGAATTACCACAGAAACCAGCACCATTACGATACACTGTAAGCGACATTACTTCTCAGAAATTAGTCAGACATTGTTCTATCAGACCTCAAGGAACTTTATGTTATCTAGATGAAATGACTGGTTGGATTAATAAAATAACAAGTGATAAAAATGGAGAGGATAACGCGACTTGGCTCGAGGGGTATTCTGCTTCAGATTATCATCTCGACCGTGTTGTAGACGGAGAAATACATTGTCCCAACTTTGCCGTTTCTATATATGGCAATATTCAGCCTAGAGTACTAAGAGGTAAAATTAAAATCCTTGCTAGAGACGGTATTTTACAAAGGTTTATACCTGTGGTATTAAGAAAACGGTTTAATAAGGTAGGAAGAGACATATTAGCGTCAGATGATAAACTTGGATTGTGGGAACAATACATAAGAACTATTCACACCAATAAACAACTTAAATATACCTTGACAGGGGGAGCATACGATAGTTTTAGAGCCTTTCAGTACTGGGTAGAGGACTATAAGAAAGACTTAGAGAAAGTAGATAACGATGACATAGTCCTGACTGCAGTGGGTAAAATTGAAGGTACTGTGGGTAGGCTGGCATTACTTTTTCACTTAGTTGAAAACCCGTATACTACTGAGGTAAATGAAGACACAATGAATAGGGTTGTAAAGTGGACTAAGGAGTTCATAATACCTTCATTTAAGCACACTTACGGAGAAGCAGGGGCAGATAACGCTACCGAGGTTGACTTATGGACAATGAAACACATTATCCAACAAGCAGGTACGGAACAAACCATAAAACTGAGAGACCTAAAGAGAGCAGGTAAGAGACTAATGCGTAGACTCGAGGTAGAGAGAGATGATTATAAGACAAACCTACTTAAGGACGCCATGATGTCCCTTGAGGAGCATAACTGGGTTACCATGGTACAAGAGAATGGAAAGTCCACAATATGGCAAATTAACTCAAAATTAAGCACGGAGTTTAAAGAATATAAGAACAAAGTAATTGATGAAATAGAAGGCGTTAGAGTAAGCAGAAAGAAAATATCTTAAAGGAGCGTCCATAAAAAAGCCCACATGGGCTAATCACGCGGGCTTCTGAGATGCTGAAGGAGTTTTAGTAACGACACTAAAGACAACAACTCATTAAATGGTATTATACATTACTTTTAATGAGTTGTTGAACATTCGTCAGTTAACTTAAGTTTAAGTCCACAATCAGGACAATACGAAAAATGCTTTACTAACTCTACATCAAATGATACTTTGGACTCTTTACATTCACACCCAGCAACATAGTAGTTTATTGCGTCTCTATCCACTCTCCAGTAACAAGGTTTAGTATCCACCAGTTCACTCCACTGGGTCTCTTTCTCTAAAGGTTTAGTAGCCATCAGTTCCCTCCATGGCGTCTCTTGCTCGTATCGCGTCTAGTTTGTTATCAAAGTAACCGACATGCTTATTCACACCGCCTACCATTGCGTGGCACTTCCAAGTATCATTTCTATTCATTTTCACTAATCCCCTATCGTCTAAGTTATCCTTTTCTTCTGCTTCAATCTGAGCCTCGATTGCACAATCCCTTGTAGGAAACAACCCCAAGTATAACTTACGACCGTTAACCCGTGCAGTTGCCTTCCATTTATCATATTTACAGTCAAACTCTACACTAGTATCTGTAACTAACGATTCATTGGTACGAACATTGCTTGACTTTCTATTAGCGTCTGCCTCCTTCTTGCACTTTACCGCCTCTTTGAAGTCATCGAAACAACCCAATAGTGTCTGCTTACCATTCGTATAAAATCTAACTTCATATTGTGATTTACGAACCTTCCAGTGAACACCCGGGTATTTATTAGCTGCTTTTCTATTAACCACGGGTTCAACCTCCTTTAGATTAGCCCACCTATCATCGCTATTTATGTTATTTAAATGCCTTACACTGTGTACTGGAAATGCACCAGTCATGTATAGAAAGGCTAATCGGGAAGCACCAAAACTCAACCCGTCTATAGAAAGCACCCGTCTATCCTTACTATTGACTGAGCCTGCAATATCGCCGTCTCGTGTCCTTCGTTTAGATACCCTCCAAGTAAAGACACCAGTATTCGGGTCATAATCCAAAATCTCTTTTAAGTACTCTTGTGTTAATGTTTTAAATTCTCTAGACATTATTTACTCCAAATCCATATTTGCGGTTGGCTCTCTTTCTTGCCTTAACCGCGTCATCCATCTTAGCAAAAACACCTAATTCGATACGCTTACCGTCAACAGTTATGGACGCCCGATAGTTTCCACTAGCACTTATATAATAGACTCCAGTAACGCCTGATGAGTTTCGAATATCCAATTTTCTACGCTTAGGTATGTCTTCAATTTTGACATCTTGTAGGTTTTTCCAACTGTCATCGTCTTTATGTCCATTCTTATGTCTGACTGCACCTTTGGGGAAACTACCAGTTACATATAGAAACGCCAATCGTGAGGCTGTATATGATAATCCATTTATACAAATTACCCGCTTGCCTGTTTTATTAACATGTCCCGCGGTATACTCTAACATCCTACCTTCTTTTGACTTTCGCCATCTCCAATCGCCTGTTTTTTTATTGTAAAGTATATCTTCCTTTAACTCTTTCTGAGTCAACTCTTCTCTTATTTTGCAAATATGCATGTTATTACTCCATGGTTATTAATAGTTTTAACTGTCAATTATACATTAATAATACAGTCATTTAGTCGAATAACTGATTCTCCTCACAGTCTCCAATAAGTATGTCCACCTTATCTAACTCAGGATATGTTTCAATAAGTTCATTGTATTTATCATCTGCAACCTGTGCCTCATCTTCAGACATGTCTTTCTGATAAATGTAAGAATCAATAATAGCCAAACTATCAATCATTTTGGTATCCCCTAGGTAGTTAGCAAGAATATCCTTGTTTTTATCAACTTGTAACTTAGTTGCCGATTTAGTGCAACCTTGAACATAGTCAACTAGCGTGGCAACCTCCTTCAAGTTATAGGTTGATTCAGGGGTATCGTCCACTGCTTCAATAACACTCTCTTTTACACTGGTTAAGTAGTTCAACTGATTATCAAACTTGTCTTTAATAACGCTATCATACTGCTTCTGTGGCATTTTGAACTCATTGCATATTTTAAGAATTTCACGCTCGAGACTAAACAAATCCTCCCTTGTTGCAGGCTCTCCACTATTGTCAATTTTCAATCGAAACATCTCAGTAATAGCGTATTTGCAGTCTTCCAAATCTCCACCTTTCAAGGGAGGATTGTTTATAAGACGGGGCTTATTACAGACATCAAGGTAATACTTATGGAGTGTCTTAGGTGTAGTATTTAATTTAATAGCACAGGTAGATACACAATTAGAACTTGTAGACATTGTCTCTTCAAATACCTCTCGTGTAATGCCCCGTCCGTCTAAGTCTTTTAATCCCAAATAAAATGACTTTGCCTTGAGGTTATCAAATAACATTAGATTATCTATCTGATTATTGAGTTCATCTCCGTCAATGTGATACACAACCTCCTGTTTGGTTAAGTACCTGCCGATATTCTGCTCAACTATCAGTACATCAAGGAGTACTCGTTTACCTCGAGTACTGGCATTTGGATGATAATTACATCCTTCAACTGATATGACTTTCTTACTAACACCTGATAATCTAGTAGAATGCTCCACAATAGAATCGTCCTTGCAGGCATATGGCACGAAAAACACACCTCTCTTGAGGTCTAGTATGTTTGCACTACCAAGGGGAGTATCCACCCAATCATTACCCTCATCTAGTTGTAAAATCATCGTGTTTATTGCGTCCTTGTTCCAGTAAACGCCTTCCTTATTAGTAAGGTTTTCTTGATTGAGTACAGATATATCTGCGTCAATCTTGGCAATATCTATCTCTAACTCTTTCCTTCGCTTCAGTAACTCCTTAACGGCTGTGTGGTTTTTCGGTTCTTTAAGTTTTAAATACTCAGATTTTTTAAATGAGGTGGGTTTACGCCTTTTAGAAAATTCCTTAAGGTAAAACTCTCTATTATTGTTTATCTGTTCGTATTTCTTAATTGCACTCTCTTTAGTATCATGAACTCCAATATGTTGTCGCATATCCCCAAACTCAACAAATCCTCTCCAAATTCTCGCTTTTTCGTCATAGTAAATAGTTGGATACTCTTCAGTCATCATCTTCTCCTTCTACTTCGCCTACTTCATCAATCCAGCGGTCGTACACGCCTCGTAAATAAACGATAATATCATTGTGGGTTAACACATCCCCTCTAATCTTACCAAAGGCTGTATTATGTGAATACAGTCTACCACCGTAAATATTATTCCACACTGTTTCATTTCGTCCCGCCCAATAATCAAATCTACAGTTTAAAAAACTATTTAAAGCCAATGCCCAAGCACTATAATTATATCCATCAAACTCATAAGCCTGTTTTAACTCGGGTATGTCCTCCGCAACTATACTAACTAAGCCTGCAAAGCAACCAACCGTACCGCAAAATGGATTTGGTCTTAAAGTACTGTTCATAGAAACCTCATTGTTCTTAATATCATCAGGCAATGCCTCGAGAGCCTCTATAAACACTTTAAAATTATTTGTGTTCATTTCATTCTTCCTATTATTTTTAATATCTTCAGGGTTTGCAAATACCCACTCTTTTTCATTATCTGAGAGTACCCAATGACACTCTCCCCAACGAGATATATCCACCCTTTCAAAGAGATTAGGGTTTTTTAATGAAACTAATATCCCCATGTACCAGTCTAGAGACTGAATCTCGAACACTTCAGCAGGGTTGTTATGCTTACAAAGGATATTACCCACCTTTAAAGGTGTCTTGCTCATAACCTCGCTCCATTTTTCTAATTCTTTACTCATTATCGTCCTCCGTTGTGTGAAAAACCACTAGTCTATTAAAAACATGCCTCATATGAATAATCATCATATCGTGTGTTATTCGCTCATGGTCTACTACTCCAAATGCTGTCTTAGAATGCCACATGTGCATACCATACTCATAACCCCAAATCTCAGGATTAGCCCTCGCCCACTTTGCAAAATCGCAACCTAAGAAGACATTCAATGTGTAAGCCCACCCAGTAGGCTCGTGTTCGCAAAAATTATCACGCCACCTATTCCTTCTATAAATATTATGTAATTGGTATATGTCGTACGCAACAATACTAATCAGCCCTGCAAAGCAACCACGGTGTCCACAGTTTGGGATTGCTGGGTCTCCTAGGTCGAATCTACTATTTTTTAATTCCTCAGGTAGTGCCTCTAATGACTCTACTAATGTTTTAAAATTATGAATATCCATTGTCTTATCTCCTTCATCTTTCATTCTAGTACTCCTCAGTTGTCATACTGTGTTCTACTGCATTACCATACGGTTTCAGTCCTAAATACTCATCTCTTTTAGACACTGTATATTGTCCCGAAAGGCTTATAAACGGCATACCGTCTATGTTCTCTAGTTTAGATATAACCCACGAGTTATTAACACTATGCCTATATGCAGGGTGGTATGCTTGCTTAACCCGTGTTGTCAAATCGCTTAAAGTTTCTTCTGTTATATGCACTTTCTCATCTCCTTGTTTGTGCCAAAAGTGGCACCCGAAAACCCCGAATTAACGGGGTTGGTTGGCTTCTACTGTTAGACAATTCCCGCGTTTGCTAGATTAACAATCAACTGAGACCTCTCTTTTAAAAACAAATTGGCTTTTTTCTCAGTCTCAAACACCAAAAGGGATGCTGTGTAAAACTCACGATTAACTTCTATTTTCCCTCTTATCTTTTTAATGCACCACTTATTATCGTTAGTAGACCAGTTGGGTTTCCAACCGCGATTAAAGGATTCTAACAGGTGTGTTAACTCGCAAAATGCTACCATTCCCACGGCTTGGTCGTGTGTACATGCCACACCGTGCCTATTCTCCCCATAAACCCCGCTGGCTCTATCTATTACATTGGACTTGTGGTTTAAATAAAACCCGTTAAGAACAGTGGGCATTTTTAACAGTTGTTCGGGTAAAAGAATCTCTAATATATCTTCATAGTTTTCATTGTAAAACTCTTTTGTTTCCTCTAAAGTTGCTGCAACTCTAGAATGTAAATTTTGCACATCACATGACTGAGATAACCAACCTCGTACCATAGTATCCTTGCCACTCTCATTACTTTCTATAAAAGATAGCGTATCTGCGGGCATTTCCCTAGAACCATTAAAAACATAGCAAATATTACCGTATGTGTTCATTTCAAATCTAAACTTACTCATTATTTTTTCTCCATTATTATTATATAATCCCGCCTTTTGATAGGTCGGTAACTTCTTCTTCCTTTAGTTTCAAAAACAACTTGGCTTTTTTCTCAGTTTCAAATACCAAGAAACTGTGGGCGTGATAACTACAAGTAACTTTAACCTCGTGGTTAAATGTCTGAATATACCATTTATCCTTCTTGGTAGAATAATCAGGCTTCCAACCTTGGTTAAATATTGCCAGTATATGTGATAGTTTACAAAACGCCTCCATTGCCTTGGCTTGCTCATATGTATGTACCACACCGTACCCTAAATGCCCACCACACTCGGATATTTCCTCAGTGCCATAATTCATGTAGAACCCGTCAATCCTCTCAGGTAACTTCAACAAGTGTTTTGGGGAAAGAACCTCGCATATTTCAATATAGTTTTCTTTGTAAAACTCCATTACATCGTTTAAGTCTTTTGTGAATTTCTCAAGTAACTCTTGTACTTCGTGAGACCGAGGAAACCAACTATTAATACCGTCATCTGTTTCTACCAAATATACTACATCTATTGGCACATCCTCGTTGTTTTTGAAAATGTGGCAGGTGTCTCCATATTCGTTTACTTTAAAATTAAAATGTTTCATTTTATCTTTTCTCCTGTATTATTAAGGTCGGTGCTTCCATTCCTGTTGTTTTCTTGTTGTGAGCCATGTCGTAAGTTAATCCAGCGGTTATCATCGCGTTTATGGTTGGCATGTGCAATATACTCATGTGGAAAGTTCCCTGTCATGTAAAGAAATGCTAACCTGTGGGCGGAGTATCGTGTTCCGTTAACCCTAATGTATCGATAACCTGTAATATTGTTCACAGTACCTGCGATACTATATATTTGCACCCCTTGTATCCGTTTAATCCAATGAAACTCGCCATTAAAATGATTGTAGTCTAAAACTTCTTTTAGTTCTTCCTGTGTTAATTCAATTTCCATTTGTCTTTGCATGTGTCTTTGTTTTTTATCCTCATTGATTAAATTATCAAGTGCCTTCCTCAAATGAAGGATAATGTCATTGTGTATCAACTTTTCGTTTTCTTTCTTACCCCAAGCCTCGTTAAACGCGTAAACGCTTAACCCTTTAGTGTTTTCCCAAATAGTCGGATTTTCCCACGCCCACATGTCAAGCCCCTCGCCTAAAAAATCTTGTAACGCCTTCGCCCAATCTGAGAAAGAGTAGTTTATAGGCGAATAATCTCTAGGCGAATAATTCTTTTTAAGTTCAGGTATGTCATTTGCTACAATGCTAATTAACCCTGCAAAGCAACCAGCCGTCCCGCATATTGGTTCAAAATTACTTCTCATATCGACTTCATTATTTTTAATTTCCTCAGGCAATGCCTCGAGTGCTTCCACAAAGATTTTAAATTTTTCTGTTTTCATTTTATTGCTCCTGTTTCATCGCATATATTAAATATACCCACGGCAAGGTCGTGCTCGTAAACATCCATATCCCAGTAGTCGTGAAGTTTATAAAAAACTACATAGTCATTCGCATTAATCTGCCACTCATAAGAGAGTGGGTGTTTTTTAACCTCCGCTTCTATAGTATAAACTCTATCCCTAGACTTATATCCTATTGAGACCTTTATCTTAAAAGACACGAATATTTTTTGAAAGAAATTCTCAACCTGCTTCAGATTACCGCCAACTGATTCATCTCCTGTAAACTGCAAACCGTACCACTGTTCGTCTTCTACCAATCCTTTGCGTTTTAAAACATTCATTCTGTTTTCCCCTTTTCTAATTTAACCCACTTATTGTAAGCCTTTCGCATGTGTAGGATTATATCCTCATTTATTAGTGTGCCACTCTTACCAAACGCACAAGATAAGGTATAAATGCCATAACCCGCATGATTCCCCCACACCTTGGGATGCCTATTTGCCCACTTTGCAAAATCACACTCTAGATAATCATCTAAGACAAGCACCCAGCGTGAGCAGTTATACTCAGTCTCGGGACTGTACAGTTTTATCATCTCGGGTATTTCCTTACCTGCAAGACTGATGAGTCCTACAAAGTCGCTACTTGTATCAGGTGTTGGCTCTCTCACGCTGAGCATGTTAACCTCTCGGTTTTTAACTTCTTGAGGTAACCCCTCGAGTCTCTTTATTAGTTTTCTAAAGTTTTTAGTATTCATTAGTTTCTCCTTTTAATTAAAACCCGTCCCAGCGGTCGTACACGCCCCGTAAGTGGACAATTATCTCATTATGAGTCAATGTCTCGCCTCTCTCTTTACCGAACGCTATAATCGAGTTAAACATCTCCCACCCGTTAGGATTATCCCAAGTGATTGGGTTGTGTTTAGCCCAGTGTCTAAAGTCGCAGTCTAAGTAGGCGTTCACTGCCTTAACCCAATCATGGAAGAAGTAACCAGTACCGCCATACAACTTCTTAAACTCGGGTATGTCTTCAGCCACGATACTAAGCAACCCAGCGAAACATCCGGGAGTTTTACATGAGGGCTCGTAAGCACTGCTCATATCCACACGGTTATTTCTAATGTCCTCGGGTAGTGCTTCTAGCGTTTCTACCAGTGTTTTGAAATTATCTACATCTATCATTTTAGTCTCTCCTATTTCTAATGTTATAAAGTATACACAAGAATTGACATATGTCAACAATTGATACTAAAAAACCTCAAATTAATGAGGTGATTGGCGGGGTGTTATCTACTAATCCTCAATAGTTCCATATTGTAGTTATAGCGGTTATAGATAGCCATATTGTCATAAAATCCAACGAATTGAAAGGAAACATATTAGCATAAATAATTAGTGTCATGTACGCAGAAGCAAGTAACAGAATAAAAACAATTTTAAATCCGCCTTTATTATTTATGAACAAGACTACCTTATCTTTCAAAGACAAACTCTTGTAGCGGTTAAGGACGCATATCAAGTGGTTAATGATATGGCGATTGGTTAACACTTCTGAGCCATTCATATCAAACGCAAGACTGGCAAAACCCTCTCTGTAAAGTCGAGGTGGTTTTATCGTTTCATCATTGCCCCAAAGTTCACTGTTTACACTAACCCAGTCTTCCAACTTAACGCCAAGGTATCTTCTCAAAGCCCACTCCCAAAGAGTTGTATAATCACTGAATGGGTTTAAAATAATACCTCCGTTATAGTCGTATTCGTCTTCACGACCATAATGCTTCTTAAGGGCTGGTATGTCATCAGCAACGATACTAATTAGCCCCGCAAACGAATCAAACCTAAAATCTGAATCTCTATCAAGTGGTAGATTTACATTTTCTGAAGCCTTCATGTCCTTAATATCATCGGGCAATGCTTCTAATGCTCTTACTAGTTTTTTTAACCTTCTCATTCTCATTTTAATGTCTCCAAATGTACATAAGAGCAATTGTCAAAACACCTTCAGCAAATAGTAAAGGTACTAAATACCTTTCAGTGAATGGTTTTTTAATGGGTGTCTGTTCATACACAGACCCTAACTCATCTTTATTAAGACCTGCCTCTAAGAGGCTAAGGTAGTATTCATTTTCCATCTTTGCTTCATGTTTAGTCTCTGCAACAAACTGAAACTCTTGAGTTGTCAATTTATCATCTCTTAGTGCATTTTCCAAACGAATGATTTTGTTCTTGTTTCTGTTCATCATTTCACAAATCTTGAGTTTTTCTTTATGTGTCATTGTTTTCTCCTTGGTTATTAGTGTAAAGATTGCACAACCCATGCAACCGCGTACAGGCTAAGGATAAACACACCGTAAAGTACCACCACTGTATAAATCCCTGTTTTGCTATCTTCTGTGTTCATTTCCTTAACATCCACTGAATAAGTAAAAAATATAGTGGAAAGGTAATAAACATAAAGAAAAACCAATCTGCCCCGTCCCAGCCTATATACTCATCATAGAATAAACAAACACTCTCTTTTAGTTTCTTAATCATGTCCCACCTCGTTTTCAAATTTAACCCAGTTATCATAAGCGTTTCTCAAATGAACGATAATCCCATAGTGTGTCAATGTCTTGCCCGACTCTATACCGAATGCCTCGGGCGTAAAAAACATACTACCGCCATGCTTATTATCCCAAATTGTATAGTTATATTTAGCCCAGTCTCTAAAAATACACTTCAGGTATTTATTTAGTGCATATTGCCACTCGTAAATATCATAAAACTTGCCTTTATACTCCTGCTTCAACTCGGGTATATCCTCGGCAACTATACTAATTAGTCCAGCAAAAGAACCCACAGTATCGTATGCTGGCTCTTTGGTACTATTCATATCTACATCATTGCTCTTTATACTTGCAGGCAATGCCTCGAGAGCCTCTACAAATGTTTTAAAGTTGCTTGTGTTCATCTTCATTTCTCCTTTTAATTAAATCTCGTCTACCTGTACTAATACCCCACCCTCAAACTTTATAATCAAGTCGGGTATTAGTTCCATGCTAATACAGGTGTGTGCTTCAGCACTCTCAACACTATCAAACTCTTCCCATACACTTAATAACGATTCAACATCAAAGTCTTTAGTTATTAACTCACGGTAGAAACTGTAAAGAGACCCATGTAATGCAATCAGTCCCTCATCCGTAAACATCTCCCCTAGTGTTGACACACTTTCTCTAATTCGATTAACAAAGTCATGCTGTGAGATTCTGCAGGTAGTGGCGTCATTGTTGCACTCGTACCAAAAGAACGCCTCACTTGTTCTAAAGTCTATCGCCTTAAACTCCCCTTGTTGGTTCTCTACAAGTATCGTATCATCTAACTTGTCTATCACAATACTAAAGTCATCATAACCTAAGGTATCTGAGCAAGTAACTCTAGTACCAATTTTAATATCTCTATCTATCATCTTTATATCTCCTTTAAAAAAAACCACATACTTGATATATCCACCTAACACAATAACTAATAGGATATAACGGGGGATATATCAGTATATAGTTTACTAATGTTCTTTCCTTCCTTCTTGGGTTTAATTATACACAAGAGTTGACATGTGTCAAGTATTAATACGAGATAAAGTATAACGCTGGATAAATGTAAGTATTCGTTTCGCTGGTTTACTTGTTCGGTGGTTTTGCGTATCTAGGGCAGTGGGTTTATCGGTGGGTCGTGTTTCGCAGTAATGGTATTAATGTGTTTCGCAACAATTCAGGAACGCAGGGACGCGGTGGTTTCTATTGGCACGCACTGGCACAGAAGGCGGTGTCAGTTGTTAGCCCTTATGGGGTAAGGGATTGCGGATATTCGCTTGTTTTGCGTTAAAAGTAGCACTATCTCTAGAGCCCTTACGGGGCGTGGGTTGTAGGCTATTGGCTCTATTGACACGGAAAAACGCGTTATACATGTATTTAAAAAGTAGGTTCAATATATCGTGTTAAGTTCGATTTATCACGATAAATTGGGAAGACTAAATAAAGTACTTATATAAAAGTGTGCCAATGACGCCAATAGCCTACAGACCGCACCACATAAGGGTTTCTATTGACACCGCCTCTGTGTCAATGCGTGTCAATGCGTGCCAATAGAAGCAGAAATTACCTGTTTTCGCCCCTTTTGCCCTCTTTTGCTCGAAACAGTACTATATTTATCGTGTTATTTTGGGTTTATCGTGATAAATCGAACCTAGTTTTTTGAGAGCATAAAAGGCGTCAAATAATCGCCGTGTTTCGCATTAATGTCAAACAGTCGCCGTATTTCACATTAATAGTGTTTCACGATGTTCCACGACTATTTCACGACTTTACTCGAAACACGCTTTTACGCGTTTTACAACTTTCCTTATTTCACGACTGTTTGAATCGCAGACATTTAACCGCATAATCCGCGTGCTTGTGTACGGACACAGTAACTAAGGCACGGAGTTATGCTGTATCAACAGGCACACAATCACTCAAATGCTCTACAACCCGCATTCACTCGTTGATACCTTAGCCTTGGTTAGGTCGAGATAGTCGCTAGAATCGAATCCTCGTAAGCCGTTTGTTGTGCATGTGTGCGGTTCGGTGTGCCTGTGTGCCTGTGTAAAAGCAGATTTGTATTTGTGATTGTTCGCTATTTGAGGGGTGGGGAGCCCCAGTTTTTCGGTGGGTCGCTGTTGAGGTACTCGCGCAATAAAAATATAAATTTTTTTTTTCAAAACAGTACCCTGTACCGCATACCACCGAATCAGTAAACCACCTCATACCCATATGTTACTTTATCGCAAAAAAGTGAAATAAGAAAACCACTATTTTACTTTCACGCGATAAAGTGAAATAAGGAACAAGTCAACATCAAATACAAGTGGTACGCGAATCACTGTATAATGAAATTACTATGAAAAAAGAAGACGATAAAAGAGGATTGTTTACTGGTATTATGAACACCGATTACCAGCCTCAACACTATAACACCCGCGATGAGCCCATTCAAATGACTGGTCTACCCTTAGATAAAATCCCGCCTGACACTCCCAATTATTTAACAGACCTGACCTACTATAAAATAATGGATAACCTTTATTCAGGTCAATCCCTCAGAAGTACTTTAGTTGAAATGGGCTGTACTAAAACAATAGTCGGTTCTGTCATGCGATGGATAATGAAAGATGAGGGTCGTAAAAAAGAATACCTCGAGGCAAAAGAAGTCGGCGCTGAGATAATGGCAGAGGAGATGGTGGACATTGCAGACGGTAAGATGGACGAGAGTGCACTGCCTGAAGATGTCAATCGTTCAACACTTCGAGTTAAGACACGCGGTGCAATAATCGCCTTCAACAATAAAGCGCGCTTTAGTAAAGAGACTACTGTTAATATTAATGTAGACTTGAAACAGGCACTAGAGGACGCAAATAAGAGAGCCACTATATTTGAAGGGGAACTTGTGAATGAATAATGAAAACCTAGAGCAAGAACTCTATACTCGTATCCTGAGTTTTAAGTACGACCCTGTGGGGTTTGTAATGTATGCGTTTCCTTGGGGTAAGGCAGGTACACCACTTGAGAAGTTTGACGCCCCAAGACAGTGGCAACTAGTTGAGTTGATTAAGATACGGAATTATATACGAGCGAACAGAGAAGCCGAAAAGAATGGGGACGAGTTGACGGTATTATATATGGCGATTTGCTCGGGGCGCGGGATTGGTAAGAGTGCGTTCTTGGCGATGGTCAACTATTGGGTACTATCATGCTGGCTGGGGTCTACTTCCATTGTAACGGCGAACACTGAAACACAACTAAGGACGAGGACTATGGCTGAGTTGGGTAAGTGGTCGGGCATGTCTATTAATTCTCATTGGTTTGATAGGACGGCGCTGTCTATTAAACCTAATAAGGAGTTTAAAGGGATATTACAGGCTCAACTGCAGATAGACTCGGGTTATTATTACTGTGAGGCACAGAATTGGTCTAAGGACAAACCTGACGCCTTTGCGGGGGTGCACTCACAGGTTGGGTTGCTGTTGTCGTTCGATGAAGCCTCGGGAATTGATGACACTATATATGATGTATCTGAGGGGTTTTTTACAGACAACTCCCCGTTGAGGATTTGGATTTTGATTTCCAATGGTCGTAAGAACACGGGGAAGTTCTTTGAAGCGTTTCATGATGACAAGAAGTACTGGACAAACACTAACATCGATAGCCGTAAAGTTGACGGGATTGATAAAAAAACTTACCATAGAATAGTAGATAAGAACGGAGAAGACCATGATGTTACTCGGGTTGAAGTCAGGGGTCTGTTTCCACTAACTGGAGAGTTTTCATTCATCAATCACGACTTGGTGGAGGATGCTTTTGCTCGGGAGATGGAGAGAGAATATAATGTCAATGAGCCACTCATAATGGGTGTGGATGTTGCGCGATTTGGTACTGACCATACAGTACTTGCATTTAGACAAGGAAGAAGTGCAAGAGTGATACCATTTCAGAGGTACCTTGGCGATGACACTATGATTGTGGCAAACCATGTGGCTACTGCTATTGAAAAGTATAAAGTAGATAAGGTCTTTATAGATGGCGTTGGGGTTGGTGCTGGTGTTGTTGATAGGCTTAACCAAATGGGTTATAAGAGTAGAATAGTTGAAGTTGCGGGGTCAAATACACCGAACAAACCTCTAATTTATGCCAATAAGAGGGCTGAGATGTGGGGGGATATGAAAGACTGGTTGGGTACTGGATACATCAATGGGGATATTAGGGCACAGTTGACATGTCTTAGGGCTACCACCTCATCTGAGCGGTTTCATGGAAAGATACTATTGGAGTCCAAAGAGATGTTAAAGAAAAGAGGTATCTCAAGTCCTGATGACGCAGACGCTCTATCATTTACCTTCGCTTACATGGTTGCGGGTACAGGTGTTAGAGGTGGTAGGAAAATGAAAGTTATAAATAATTCACATTCTCGAAAGAGATGATATATAATGTACACCTGACACTTGGATTTATCTCGTACTAATCGGTTTATATTCCTTTTTCGATATAATGCGGCTGGCTTGAACTCCAGTGGGTGTCTTCAAACAAACAAAGAGAGGGTATTTATTATGATGATGGCGTTTTACTATGCACTTGCTAGCATGGCAGTACAATATGTTATGGCACCTGACCCAACTAATAATACTGGTGCTTATGACGCTGCAGCCGCAGAGGCTAAACGCAATGCAGAGAAAAGAGAACTTAAGAACAAAAGAAATAGAGCGGGGCAACTACAGACAGTAGGCGCTGGTCTGAATGGCGTTAATGATATTTTAGGATAGGAGTTTAATATGAGTTGGATGAGATGGTTGACAGGGGCTTTTAAGCCGAGTCAGTTTAGAAAGGCATTTAGTGGGTTGAGGTCAAAGCCTCAGGTACAACCTCAGTACGACTATGAGGCTGACAGGCTTGCAAAACTGAAAGCAGATAGGAAGCGAAAGAATGAAAGAAACAGACGGGGTCGTGCTCAGACTCAAGGCGGTGGGCTAGGTGCCGTTAGCAACATATTAGGTGGCTGACGATGAATAAGACAGTTGAAAATGTATTAAACCAGTTTGCGTACAATAAAAGTAAGCGTGTTAACTGGGAGTCTCAGTGGAGCGAAGTGGCTGACTACTTCCTACCTACCTTTTCGGGCGATTGGTCGTTAGACGGTATGATTAATGACCTTGCCACAGGGGAGAAGAAAGGCGAGAAGATTCACAACTCTCAGCCTGTTTTGGCACTAACTCGGTTTGTTGGTATTGCTGATGGGCTACTTACCCCAGTTGATAAGAAATGGCATACTTTAAAACCTAGAAACCCTGAATTATTAAAGGATAAGGCTGTAGCAGATTGGTTTTATAATGTTAATCAACTTCTGTTTGACTATCGATATACTCCCGGTAGCAACTTTGCAGAACAAAACAATATGCGGTGGGAGCAGATGGGTGCATTTGGCACAGGTTTATTATTCATCGACTCAGATAGGAAAAACACCATACGCTACAAATGTGTTAATTTAAAAACTGTAACCCTTGGGCAGAACCACCAAGGGATTGTTGATAAGGTAGACCGTGTTCTACACTTCTCGTTGCTTGAGATTATTGATAACTTTGGTAAGCGTGGTTTATCTGACACGCTACTTCAATCATTAAATAATGTAGAATCAGCAAACAAAAAACTTAAGGTGCTACATTCAGTAATGCCATCAAAGGATAAAGACGAGTTTGACAGTTACTACATTCTCATAGAAGATAAAGTGCTGTTAAGTCAAGGTACATTTAAGACCTTCCCTTACTCAGTGAGTCGTTACAACACTTCTCCCGATGAAGTATTCGGTAGAGGGTTAGCAATGCAATGCATTGATGATGTAATTAACTTAAATGGCTTCAGTGAAGATGTTAGTATCGCCATTGACAAAGCCGTCAAACCTACCATATTAGCAAAGGACGATAGCGTGGCTGATAATGGTATTATTGATATGGCTCCGAACAGTGTAATTAGTGGCGGATTAGACCATGCTGGTAACCCAACATTAAGACCGTTTAGCGATGGCGCTAAAGTCGACTTAGGTGCTGCACAAATTGATAAACTCGAGGCAAGGATTAATGAAACTTTCTTAATTACCTTGTTTCAAATAATGGTCGAGAATCCAAGGATGACTGCTACTGAGGCTTTGATACGGGCTCAAGAGAAGAGTATGTTATTAACTCCATTGCTTGTAAGGCAGCAAAACCAAGCATTGAGTCCTTTAGTTGTAAGGGAACTATCTATATTGAAGGAGGCTGGGGTATTGCCTGAGTTTCCATCAGGAGTTGATACTGTATACGACATTGCCTTTGAAAGCCCTGTTAATAAAATGCAGGACTCAGAGACACTTGTAAACTTAAATAAAGTTATTCAGACTGTGCTACCATTGATTCAGAATAATCCTGACGCACTTAATATAATAGATGTGCCCAAGTTAATGAAAATGGCATTAGAAGATGGTAATATACCTACCACCATACTCAAGAGTGATGAACAGATGGCTAAAGAGGCTGAGCAAAGAGCACAACAACAACAAGCACAAAGTGCTCAGGAAGGGGCATTGGCTGCCTCTCAGATTATCAAAAATACAGGGATGGATAAGCAAAATGTATAAAATGACAAAAGAAGAAAGAACCGTATTGTACAATAGAGTATTCGGTACAGACGAGGGTAAAATGGTACTAGACGACCTAATGAAATTCTGTGGTGTAGATAAGGTAAGTGCTGATTTTGGAAACCCGAATGTTACTTACTACAGGGAAGGCGGTAGAGCAGTTGGTATAAATATTAAA